AGAAATTTAATCAATCGTAAGCTAGATAATCTAGAAACTACACTAATTACATTACAACAAATCGTTAATAGACAATCACCAATTGAATCCTATAAAGCCAATATTATTAAGGCACAAGGGTTAGTTAGTGATTTGAGGGATATGGTAGAAGCAGAACCTATGGCTCCTGCTGAAATGAATAAAGTTTAAATAAATTTAAGGGTATGAAATTAACGGCAGAACAGATCCAAGCGAACTGGGGAGAATTTAATTCTAATATTAGAACCCATATTGAGGGAGATCGTAAATATAAATTACTTGATTTTTATAAAAAGTATGAGGAGCGTATTATATTAATGCCTGCTGCTCATAAAAAAGAATACCATAATGCCTTTCCAGGTGGATATGTAGAACACGTAAACAGAGTAGTTCGTTGTGCCTTAAAGCAATACGAATTATGGAAGGAAGAAGGGGCAGATGTGTCTACTTTTACATTAGAGGAACTTGTTTTCTCTGCTATTAATCATGACCTTGGTAAGATGGGGGATGAAGACAATGAATCTTACATCCCCCAGACTGACCAATGGAGAAAGGATAAATTAGGAGAGGATTATATGTTTAATAAAAAGGTACCTTTCGCCTCTGTTCCTGATCGTGGTTTATTCCTACTCCAGTCTCATGGTATTCCATATACATTTAATGAAATGTTAGCAATTCAAACACATGATGGTTTGTATGATGAAGGAAATAAAAAATACTTATTTGCCTTTATGCCAGAACAAAAACCACGTACTTCACTCCCCTTTATTTTACATCAGGCAGATTTAATGTCTGCTCGTATAGAATTTGAAAGGGAATGGTTACCTAAACTAAAAGGAGAAGATAGCGTGGAGCCCCAAAAGAAAAATTATACATTGAAATCAAAAACTAGTTCTAAATCCAAAGCATTAAATACTATAGCAAGTCCAGGGTTAAAGAACATGTTAGATAGTTTATGATACTAGAAATTATAATAGGAGTATTAGGGTTGTTAGTCGTTATCTTTGGATATACGACTTTTAACCTTTTGAGGAAGAATGAGAAAGCAGAGGATATCATTGTTTCCCAAAATACTTTTATTGAAAGTATATCTTCCCAAATAGATAAATCCCAAAAGCGTTTAGAAGAAATAGACGAAAAAGGAACATTTCAAGGTGATGATGAAATAGGTTGGTTTTTTAACGAAGTAAAAATAATACAAAATGATCTTTCACGGTTTAAAATCGACCAATAATAATGGCCCCAAGAAAACGAAGAAAAAAGAGTAAAAATTATTTTACCCAGGAGACAGAAGACTATATTGTAAAATATAACAATACACCAGACCCTGAAATTAGAAGTAAGATATATGAAGAACATATTCATTATCCTTTCTTTAAGCTTACTCAAAATATAATCCACACATTCAAATTTTACCATACAGAAGTTGCAAATTTAGAACATTTACAACATGAGATAATTACTTTCCTTTTATCTAAAATGCATTTATTTGATCCAACCAGAGGAGCAAAGGCATATTCTTATTTTGGTACTATAGTTAAACGTTGGTTAATCCTATATAATACTAAAAACTATAATAAAAAAATTAAAAAAGTTGAGGTTGATGTTTTAAATAGTGACAATTCAACTTACACCTATAGTATGGGTGAAGAAAACGTTAAAAGCGATTTAGATAAATACATGGATATATTTGTGGATTATGTATCTGAAAATTTATTTGAGTTGTTTCCTAAAGGTAATGACGCAGCTGTGGCCGATGCTATACTTGAATTATTTAGAAAAAGAGAAAGCTTAGATATATTTAATAAAAAAGCCCTTTACATTTACATCCGTGAGATGATAGATGTAAAAACACCAAAAATTACTAAAATAGCCGAACAGTTACATAAAATATTCAAATCTAATTATATACATTATTTAGAAACCGGATATGTAAAATTCTAAATCTTTATATTTATAACCAAAATTATATTATGAGTACTTTAGATTCAAATATATTTGGAAAGAAAAAGTTTTCTGATATTTTAAAAGAAATATACGATAATCAGAAGAAAAAAGAAACCCAAATCTCGGGTTTAATTGCAGAATTAAAGCCTTTAATTGCTGATATAGGGGATGCTACCTTAATTGTTCCCTTAATTAAAGATTATTTAGAAATTGGAGTAAAAAATGATGAGGTATTAGTAAAAATGGCTACTATAGCTCAACGTGCTTTAAATGCATCTACTTCAGATGATAGTGTAATGCTTACAGATGAAGAAAAAGAACAACTATTAGAAGAATTAGAAAAACTAACTCCTCCCAAAGAAGATAAAGAATAATGCCATATGATAATCAATATGGATGGGATAGTGCAGTAAATATTGCTGCTAATCAAGGTTTAACCGAAGAACAGGTTTTAAACCTAATACGCTCTTATACAAAAAGTTTAAAACCCGCTAGAGTTTTAGATATAGTACTAGATGAAACCTCAGAACTATTTCAAAATTTGCAAGGGTGGAATTCTTTAGGAGCCATAAAGTTTGAATATATTGAAACAGCCGTTAATAGACAAAAACAAAGTTTTAAAATTGCTTATCCTTTACTTTCAAACCAAAAACAATACCCCTTAGAAAATGAGATAGTATACATTATAGACCTACCCAGTACTAGAATAGGTGAAAACGATAATGCTGAACGTTTATATTATGTAAATACTGTTGCTCTTTGGAATCATCCTCATCATAATGCTTATCCAAATCCAAATCAAGGGGATCAAAAACCATCCGAAAACCATGATTATCAACAAATAGAAGGGGGTTTAGTAAGACGAGTAACTGATGGCGATACAGATATAAGTTTAAACGGAGAAAGTGGGGGAACATTTGTAGAGCAAACTAATATAAAATCAATTTTACCATTTGCAGGTGATGTAATTGTAGAGGGAAGATTTGGAAATTCTATTAGATTAGGTAACACTTCAAAAACCACCTCAACATATAAAAATAATTGGAGTGATGTAGGAGAAAATGGTAATCCTATTACTATTATAAAAAATGGACAACCCGATAATGTAGGGGAAGAAGGATGGTTGCCTATAACAGAAAATATAAACAATGATAAATCTTCAATTTACCTTACCTCAAATCAAAAAATACCTATAGTTACATCTTCAGAAAACTATTCTGCTTTTAGAACACCTCCACAACTACCAAGATTATACACATCAAATCAAATACTTTTAAGTAGTGGGAGATTAGTGTTTAATGCTGCTACTGACAGTATATTAATGAGCAGTCAAAAAGATATATCTTTATCTTCACAAATGAATATAGGTTTAACAGCAATTAAAGATGTTTCTTTAGTAGGTAATTTTGTAAGATTAGGTAGCAATGATGCTAAACAATCTTTAGTAAAAGGAGATGCTTTTATGGCTAGATTTGATACTTTACTTTCAAATCTTATATCACTATGTGATACTTTAGATCAAGCAACTTTTGCTAAAATAGGAGTAACAGGTCAAATGGAAATAGGACCCCACCCCACTATCTCAGTAATAGCTCCCATTGTTAGAGATAATTTAAGGGATATCAAAAATGAACTTCCATCTTTACTATCCCAAGTAAGTAAAACAATATAATGTCTACTATAAACCCAAATATTAACCAATCTGTAGCTCCTGTATTTAGAAAATTTACAGTAGCTGGGAGGGTTTATGATATTGAAACAGGAGAATTTTTAGAAAAAGCTAAAATATCAGTAGGGTTAGGAGAAGCAGCTTTAGGTTTAAGATCAACTCGTACTGATAATCAAGGTAAGTTTAAATTTGAAATTCAATTACAAATAGATGAAGAAACAGGTCAATCTTATTACATAGATTATAATTTAAGATATCAAAAGAAAGGATATTCACTTGAAAGACAACCTATTATTGCTGCAGATGGTACAGTTTTAACTACACTGAATAATGTAGGATTAGAAATAAAAACATCTAGGTTAGAACAAGAAAAATCCCAACTTCAAGCAAATATACAAGAAAATGTCCAAAGAGTTAAAAATTTAATCCCTAAAGACCCAGGACAAGCTTTAAAAAATATTATTATAACCCAATATAAAAGGATTAAAGATAGTTTAATTCCTATAATACTAGCTTTATTAGCTACTTATGGTATTTCAAGACTAAGGGATTTTTTAAATGGGGATCGTAGTGAGGTTGATTGTCCTCCCCAAAGTAAAATTGACGAATCTGTTAGTAAAAAAAATAAAATTGTAAGACAATTAAACAATATATATAAAACAATAGATTCAGCTACAAAAGCAGTTAATGCAACAGTAAGAATAATTTCTATTTTTAGAATTTTAGCTAGGGTATTAGTCAATATCCCAATCCCAACAACAATTGGTACACCTCCTGGACCCGCTGGTGGTGTTATATTTTCAATTCCTGCTTCTACTATTAATAGAATACAAGAATCAATTAAAAAGTTTGATCGTTTATTAGCTAAATTTTCAGGTTTTTCTCTACCAGTCTTAGCTGCTTTAGCTATGCTACAATCTATATTAGCTTTATGTATTCAACTTTTAGGTGGGCTAGATAGTGTAATAGCTCAATGTGCTGGAGCAGAAAGAGACACAGGTGGATTACAACTCTCTGCTGATTTACTGGCTGCTACCCAAGAAGCTGAGGATGATGGAGAACCCCCAATTAATGAAATAAATGGTTTTATTTTAGATGTAGTTACAGTACCTAATGCTAGTGTAGGAAGTTTACAACGTAGACAAGCTATAGCTAAAAATAGAGATGGAGTTACTTTATTAAAAGGAGACCTTTCATTTAGCTCATCAGATCAAATCTTATTAAACGAATTATCTTTTTATATACAAGTAAATAATTTAAAAGCTGATTAAACCAATATTTATAATAAATCATACATGTATGAAATTAAGTCAATTAAAAACAATCGTTAAAGAAGCAGTAAAAGAGGCAATCCAAGAAGAAATGAAAGATATTCTTTTGGAAGCTGTACGCTCCCCTAAACAAGTAGTTTCGGAATATAAACCAACAAATTCTAGTGTAGATGCACCTTCTCCTACTAATCCAGTAGCAACTAAATCAAGAGAAGAAATTAGAGAAAATTATATGAAAGTTTTAGGTGGTATGATGCCAGGTGCAAATGGTACTATAAGTGCTAATACTAATAGTATGCCTTTACAAGTAACAAATACTGATACTACTAGCCCTAATGGTAGTTTACCACAAGGAGAAGTATCAATGGATCAAATAATGGGTTTAATGAATAATTAATTATGGCATTTGGGTCTAAACAAATATTTCCTAATGATTTAAAACCAAGAGTAGCAATTGGTGTGGATATACCATTTAATGCTCCTGGTGTGTTTAGATCTAATTATCAAACAAAAGATGCTATAAAAGCTAATTTATTAAATATATTTTTAACTAATAGAGGAGAACGTATAGCAAATCCTGGGTTTGGGTTAGGATTAAGAGATTTTATTTTTGAACAAATCTCAACTGAAAATCTATCAGGTTTACAAGAAAATATTCAATTACAGATACAAGATTATATCCCAGATATAAACATAGTATCTTTAGATATTACTGGTAATCCTGATCAAAATCAAGTAAACATATCTTTATCTTATGCTTTACCAAGTACTAATATAGAAGATAAAATTGAAGTAACCTTTTCATAATGGCTCAAGTTAAAAGAAATATAAATTATTTAGGGAAGGATTTTGGTGATTTTAGAGATCAATTAATAAATTTTTCTAAAACATATTTTCCAAATACCTATACTGATTTTTCATCTGCCTCCCCCGGTATGATGTTTATGGAACAAGCTTCCTATGTAGGTGATGTTTTATCTTTTTATTTAGATAACCAAATCCAAGAAACATTTTTACAGTATGCACGTCAAACTAATAACTTATTTGATTTAGCATATATGTTTGGTTATAAACCTAAAACAACAGGTTTATCAACTGTAAATGTAGATTTTTTTCAACTATTGCCTGCTAAATTTAATGGAACTCAAACAGTTCCCGATTATGATTATGCAGTTCAAGTATTAGAAAATACTCAATTATCTTCAATTGCTAGAACACCTTTTAAATTTATTGTAGAGGATTTAGTTGATTTTAAAGTATCATCTTCATTAGATCCAACTAATGTAAGTGTAGCTCAAATCTCAAATAATGTTCCAACATATTACCTTTTAAAGAAAACCAGAAAAGCAATCTCAGGAGAAATTCAAACCACAACATTTAGTTTTGGAGATTATGAAGAATTCCCTACTATTGAAATAACAGGAGAAAATATAGCCCATATTTTAGATGTAACGGATTCTGATGGTAATATTTGGTATGAAGTAGATTATTTAGGAGAAGAATCAGTTTATGATAATATTAAAAACACTAACATAAACGATCCTAATAATGCTTCTGATAGTAGTGATACACCTTATATTTTACAATTAAAGAAAGTACAACGTAGATTTGCTACAAGATTTTTAGATGACACAACATTACAACTTCAATTTGGAAATGGTAATGTAAATGATACAGATGAAACAATAGTTCCAAACCCAACTAATGTAGGTTTAGGATTACCATTTGAGGTAAATAAACTAAAAACAGCTTATTCTCCAACTAATTTTATATTTACAAATACTTATGGTATTGCTCCTAGTAATACTACATTAACTATAAGGTATTTAACAGGAGGAGGAGTTAATTCAAATATTGATGCTAACAGTTTAACTCAAATTACCCCTTTATCTAATATACAATTTCAAAATAATAACCTAGATGCTACAACAGCACAGTATATTTTTGATTCTGTAGAAATCCAAAACCCAGAAGCAGCAACTGGAGGTCAAGATGGTGATTCAATAGAAGAATTAAGACAAAACACCATTTCAAATGTATCTACCCAATTAAGAGCGGTTACACCTGATGATTATTTAGTTCGTACTTTATCTTTACCTTCAAGATACGGTGCAATTGCAAAAGCACATGTACAAAAACCTAATATTGAAGATAATTCTAATAGCACATTAGATATTTATGTGTTATCTTATAATTTAAACAAAAATCTTAGAACACCTTCAAATGCTTTAAAAGAAAACTTAAAAACCTATCTTAATGAGTATAAAATGATAGGTGATTCCCTAACAATTAAAGATGCTTTTGTTATTAATATTGGTATAGATTTTGAAATAATTACCTTACCTAATTATAATAATAATGAAGTATTAAGAAAATGTTTAGTTGCCTTAATCAATTATTTTAATATAGATGAATGGCAAATAAATGAACCTATTATTTTACGAAATATAAATGTATTATTAGATGAAATAGATGGGGTTCAAACAGTTAAAAAAGTAACAATAACCAATAAAACTGGTACAACATTAGGATATTCACAATATGCTTATAGTATAGAAGGAGCAACATCAGATAATGTAATATATCCTTCAATTGACCCTATGGTATTTGAAGTAAAATATCCTAATCAAGATATTACCGGAAGAGTAGTTAAATTCTAATTAAGTAAACAATGGCAATATATAAAATATTTCCTACAAAAGACGCTACATTATACTCAGAGTATCCTTTAATGAATACTGGGTTAGATGAAATGACTGAAATTAGAAACATTGAAACCTCTCTTTCAAATAACACTTCAGTTTCAAGATATGTGTCACAATATGATCAAAATGAAATAGATTATATTTTTGATGAATTAATAGGAGAAAAAGATTATCAGATAAATTTAAGAAATTTTGTTGCTACAGCAGAAAGTATAAATCAAGAATCAAAAATTGAAATATTTCCTTTAGCTTCCTCTTGGACAAATGGAACAGGATATTATTTAAATTCTCCTCAAACAACCGATGGGGTAAGTTGGGCATATAGAAATAATGATGATAAATGGCCCACTTCTTCCTTTGGAAAATATGTTACTGCTTCCTTTACCACTTCAACACCAGGAGGGGGAATATGGTGGGATTCATTTACAGATACTAGTTTAATTTTACCTGTCACTCAATCTTTTAATGTAAGAACAGAGAAAGATTTAAATGCTAATGTAACTGAAATAGTAAAACAATGGTATTTAACATCTAAAGGTTTAAATAGATATATTTTACCTGAATATGTAAGTGGTTCTTATTTTGAAGAATTTGATTTAAATAATTATGGGTTTATAGTTAAATGGGAAGATTCTATTGAATTTAATAATTCTCACACCTATACTCCTGACATGAAATTTTATTCAACAGATACTTATACTATTTACCCCCCACAACTTGAATTTAGATGGGATGATACAATTTATAGTTCTTCTCTAAGTGAGATTCAAACAGAAGATATATTTATTTCATTAGATGAAAACCCAGGAGTATTTTATGAGGATTCAATTAACAGATTTAGATTAAATGTAAGACCTAAATACCCAGAAAGAACATATCAAACTGGGAGTTTATATACTCAAAATTTCTTACTCCCAACTGCTTCGTATTATGCTGTAAAAGATTTAGATACAAATGAGTATGTAATAGATTTTGATACAAATTACACTAAAATTTCAGCTGATGATGTTTCTAACTATTTTACAATTTATATGAATGGTTTAGAACCAGAAAGAAATTATCAAGTTTTAATAAAAACTGAAATTAACAATTCTGTTTTAGTATACAAAGATGAATTATACTTTAAAGTGGTAAATGGATAGTTATGGCAGAAACAAAAATAGATCTTAAAAAAAAGGTATTTTCTAAAAGTCAATACACTAAAACTATTGATACTCAATTTAGTGAATTGGGTGTTACTACTTTACAAGAAGATTTAGCATCCCAAATAGATACTACTCAATTTTTTCAACTATATAATGATTTATTTTATGAAATACCATCTAATGGTGAAACCAATTCACATGAATTTTTAGTTAAAACTAGTGGTGAATATATTAATTATGATCAAGTTCAAGAAGAAATTGAAGCATTAAGACAAGAAATTACAGGTTTAAGAGAAGAAAATTTGGAATTACAAGTTGAAATTACTAGATTCCAAACTGGTGAAGAAATAGATGTAGGTGCTTTAGTAAAAGAAGCTGAGTCCCAAACTACTGATACTGAAGTTTCTTCTCAAAATTTAATTAGTAATAGTACAAATACAAGTAATCCCTCAATTGTGGGTGGATCAACAGGAGGTTCAACTGGAGGTTCAACTTCGAGTTCAACCGGGGGTTCAACTGGAGGAGGATATTAATAAATGGAAGCACAAGTAATATTTGTAAACCCAAATACATTTGAATACCAGGAGTATCAATCTTCTGATATTGGTCTAATTGCTTTAAGTGATTTGGATACAGCTTTTACTGCTTCAACAGATTATATTGAATATCATGTTTATGATGCTAATAAAAATTTAATATATCCTACAGTACCACCCTCAAACTTTATTAACTATAATGTAAAAGAAGGTGATATTTTATTTGACCCTGTTGCTAGTCTCCAACAAATAGATCTAGATCAAGGAGTATATTTTTCACAATATTCTTTTTATAGAGAAAGATGTGGATCCAATTCTCAAAACAAATTCTTTATATCAGAGATATCATCAGATAGAACAGAACTTAGATTAGACTCTTCTGAATTTGAAATTTCAAGTATAAGTGGTTCAGTAAATGATTTTATTTCATATCGTGAAACACAACCCTATTTTGTAGATTTTCTTTTAAATTTTGGTTCAAATAAAACTATTATTGCTAATAATATTGAATTAGAGGACGAAGATGAAGATTCTACTATATTAGTTAAACTATATGATCCACTCCCATCTGAGTTTGATTTAAAATCTCAATTATGGATAGTAGAGGAATTAAGTGATCCTCAAGCATATAGAATTGAATTTCCTGAAGAAATTATTGAAGTTAAAGACTTTGAATATATTAAAGGCCCAAACTACAATATTGATGTAGTCCAACAAGTGGGAGAAGCTACAGAAACAGTATCATTTTCCTCATTACTTTCTTCCCCCCAAACTTCTTCAGTACAACAATTAAAATCCTTACTTGAAGAAAAAGGGATTAACATTAATGTTAATTATGGGAGCTTTAATGAATTTGTTAAATTTTCTTCTGCACTAACTAGACTAGAAAATTTTTACTATAAGGCTAAGGTAATTGAAAATGCCCAAAATGATCTAAACACTTATGTATATTCTATATCAGGTCCAACCACATCTTCAGTATCATATTCCTCATCTAGAGCTTCATTAGAAACAACAATAAATTCTACAATTGAAGGATTTGATGGGTATGAATATTTTTTATATTTTAATAGTGGTTCTAATTTTAGTTGGCCTAAATCTAATACAACTCCACCTTACACTTTATATTCTACAGGAAGTACTGAGGTTATAAATTGGTTAGGAAGTGCAAATGAATCATTATCTACTTATGGTGGTGTAGCTCTTTCTGCTTCAAATTATGATCAAAATAATCTTGATAGACTATATAACACTATACCAGAATATTTGGTAGAAGATCCTCAAAACCAAAATTATGAGTTATTCATTGATATGATAGCTCAACACTTTGATAATATTTGGTTATACACTAAGGATATAACAAATAGATTTAATGCAGATAACCGTTTAGAATATGGTATATCTAAAGATTTAGTAGCAGATGCTATTAAAGAATTTGGGGTTAAATTATACCAAAACAACTATAGTACTGAAGATTTATATGCTGCATTTTTAGGAATTACCCCTAGTGGTTCTTTATTCCCCGTATCAAACATTACAGGTTCTTCACCTCAAGAAGGACAAGAAATGGTTACAACATATGTAAGTGGATCAAACGATGTTATACCTTTAAATGATGTAAATAAAAAATTATATAAAAAGATTTATCATAACCTTCCATTTCTTTTAAAATCTAAAGGTACAATGAAAGGTTTAAAAGCTTTAATTTCTACTTTTGGTGTTCCTTCTACTATTCTAGAACCCAAAGAATTTGGAGGAAGAAAAAAACAAGATAGTGTATATGATAGACCTGAAGAAAAATTTAATTATGCTTTAAAATTAGATGGGTCAAGCACTTATGTAGAAACAGATTGGCAGTTAAATAGTAATTGGAATTCTAGGAATGATGTTCCAACTAGTATGTTTTTAAGATTTAAAGCCCAAGAAGTACCTTCTACTTATATTCCTGTTGCTACCTCCCAATCGTTATTTAGAACAAATAAAGGTGCTCTTTTATCCCTTGAATATACAGGAACAGCAGGCACTTCAGGTTCATATAGTGGATCAATTGTAGACCCAGAATATCAATATGGTGATTTAAGATTTTACCCCTCAGGAAGCGATGGTGTAAGTACTTCAATTAGTTTACCATTCTTTGATGGAGGATGGTGGTCAGTAATGATTCAATATGATACTACAAAATATGATAGCTTTAATTTATATGCTTCTAATAAATCTTCAAATGATCAACTAACTCAACAAGTAAAATTTTCTTCAAATAGTAGTGTAGAATCAGAATATAACTATTGGAGTGGATCTTCTACTGCTTATTTTGGAAGTGAAGTAGGTACACGTGAATATTTTTCCGGATCATTGCAAGAGATAAGATATTATAATGTAAAAGTTTCAGAAAGTGTATTTAATGATTATGTTTTAAATCCTAACTCTACTAAAGGAAATAGTATAAATTCCTCCCCCAATGAATTAGCTTTTAGAGCTTCATTAGGTGGGGAATTATTTACAGCTTCATTTTCTATTCATCCTAAAGTATCAGGATCTTGGGCTACTACTTCTTCATTTGAAAATGGAAGTGGGTATGATGTTTATAATGGTACTTACGTTAACAACGTAGAAGTTATATCGAAAAATCAACCCGCAGTAGGTATTAAAACTAGTGATGCTGATAAAATACAAGTTGTTTCTTCGCAAATAGCGTCCGGAAACACACTATCTCCCTATCGAACAGTTCAACAATCTCAAAATCTTGTTTCTAAAGACCCAGATGTAAAATATATTGATGCTGGTATGTCTCCTCAAGACCAAATTAATAAAGATATTATATCTCAAATTGGATACTTTAATATTGGAGAGTATATAGGTGATGTAAGAGAAATGGATAAAGATGGAACAAATTATCCAGCTTTAGATAGGTTAAGAGATTCATATTTTGAAAAGTATACAAAATCTTACGATTTATCTGACTTTGTTAGATTAGTTAAGTTTTACGATAATTCATTATTTAAAATGATTAAGGACTTTGTTCCTTCTAATGCAACTTTATCTTCTGGAGTTGTAGTAAAACAACATATTTTAGAAAGAAATAGAAGAAAACGTATTGTTCCCACTACAGAAAATGTAACTTATAGTGGTTCAACAGGTGCCATAGAAAGTTTTGGAGGTGGTACCGGAGGTTCTTTTGAAAGATTACAAACTAGTGGTTCTCAATTCCAATTAACTCAAAGTTGGTCTGAAATTATTCAAACCCTGGATGGTCCTATTACTAAAGTTATTAATGATCAACGTGAATTCTACACAGGAGAATTTCCAAACCAATTTGGTAGTGGGTCTTCTTTAATACAAGTAGGAACACAAGATTCATATGGAGTAGATTGTTCCGAATTTTCAAATCCTAAATTTTCTGATTCTTATACTATTACTCCAATATTTTTAGATCAATATAATTATACTGAAGAAGAATTTACTTCAGTATTATTATCTCCTTCTGAGGGTATAGCTTGGTTATGGAATGATGGTACAGGGGTTCAATATATTAAAATTTCAAATACATCTAAAAATGGATTTGATATTGCTAGTTATTTAGGAGAGCTAACAGAATTAAACTTAAATTTAATAAATCCAACTAATATAAATGGAAATACTGCCTCTGATGGAATTTATACTTGGGTATTAGAAGATGCTTCTATTAAATCTAGTTATACTTCATATAAGGTAGTAGGATATAGACCTGATAATATTATATCAGCTAATAATACTACTCAACTTAATTTTTCTTTTTCAGCAACTGGAGATATGATTTGGCATGCTTCAGCTTCTGGTAATCCTGTTGAACCTATACTTGCCAAATCATTTACAGCTTCTTACGCCCAGGGGTATTTCCCACCTGCAGATAGTAATTACCCAACAAATCAATTTTTAAGAGGTTGGGCGGATGCAAGATATTATTATGGGTATAATGATTTTATAGATACTACAGGAACTCTAACTGGAAACTTTTCAGGGTTTTTTAAAGGAGCTGTAGAAAGATCCACAGCAAATTCTTCAAATATTCAACAGGATCCAGGTATTTCTACTTCTCCTTGGTTTATGAAAAACCTTTCTGGTTTTAAAAGACAATTACAATTTGTTGACCCTGATAACCCACCTGTAAGAACTATTAAATTAGTTGCTATTAAATTAGTTGGAAAATATTCTGGTCCTTGTGGGTATATCCAATCCCTAAGCAACATTTCCAACAATGATGGATTTATAGCAGTACAATATGATGGAAATGAAGATAAATTTACCACAGATTCAAACGGAAAAATAATATTAAAAGCAGGCCCTGATTTTCCAGATGCTAGTTCATCCCCACCAACAAATGTAGGCCTTGTTTTCCAATTACGTGCCCCAGGAGGAAAATATGTATGGCATGAAGATTCTATAATTAGAAGTGGTAATCCTAAAACAAGTTTAGGAACTTATACAACAAACGAACATTATATAATTCATGGTACTTCAATAGAAAATA